TTTAATTTTTCAGACCTGTGTAGTAAAGGGGGGGAAGTGGTTTCCTCCCCAATACAATAAGTATATGTAAGTAAATATAATAAGGTGAAAAGTAAACAAAAGAATGTAATTGCATATAATATGTCTTGTTTATTCACGACTTTAAAAGACAAAATAGAATGAAGATAACAATACCAATAGACATAATGGGTCGTTTAATTCCAACGAATTACACTAATTCCCCAAGAAAGAAGAAGAAGAAATTAAGGAAGGAAGCTGAAAAAGAAATTGAGAAAATAATATCAGATAGAATTAAAAAATTAACAGAGTAAAGTCCCTCTCACTAATTATAGGCGAAATAGAATTATGAAAACAATTACATTAAATTTTAAAAATTGGAACAACGGAGCGTCAGGAGGTAGGCTAAGAAGAATCTATAAACGAATTTATATTAAGGGTTATATTTGGACTCCATTGGTTATAGTAACGTGGAGAATATTAGATAAAGAAACTAAAGAGAAAATATTTATTAATGAATTAAAAGAATTTATACAATGGTACTCTGATAAGAAAGACTGGTATGAAGGTTTAAATGCAGATAGTGGTATTATAATTACTGACTATCAAGAATTTAAACTAACAGAGTAAAAACCTTCTCACTAAATAAATAAAGATATGAATTTAACAGGAAAATGTAAAGTAGATTTTTGGAGATATTTGGCTAATGTTTTGAAGGTTAAATTTTCAGACAGACTAAAGTTTTTAAATGAAATAGATAATATAGATAGTTTTATAACTCCATCAATGCAATACGGAGTGTATGTAGACTTCTTTGATAGTGTGGATATTTATGTAACCGAAATACCAAATTGGGGAAATGGAGTTAAAAGTTTTAGAATAGGATTCCATATACTAAAGGGATGCGTAATAAATTCTTTGTTTTTAAGACCATCAGATGATTCTCCATTATTCAACGAATATGAATCCAGAACGCACGCAAGAATTGGAGCAATAGAAAAAGCAAACGAAATATATAATTTAAATAACAAAGAGAAAAGCCCTGCTCACTAATATAGGCGAATAGATTATGAAAATGAAAATAGAATACTTAGCGCCTTATTTGCCTTATGATTTGCAATGGAAAAGGTGTAATAAAGATAATCCTAAATCTGAATTGGTTTATAAAGTAGAAACTATGGTAGGACGTCATTTAGATGATAATTATTGCGATTACTCTACATACGAACCAATACTAAGACCTTTATCTGATTTATCAAAGCAATTAAAAGGGTTTGATGGCAATATGTTGGCTTGGAGTTTTTATAATTCGGAAAAAGATTGTTACCAAGCAATAATTAATGAAGAAATATCATTAGCTTTTTATAAATTATTATTACAATACCACTTTGATGTATTCGGATTAATACCAAAAGGATTAGCAATTGATATGAATAAGATTAACAAAGAGTAAAGTCCTTCTCACTAATATAGGCGAATAGATATGAAATATGAATACGCAATAGAAAAGTTTTACCCTTCAAATGCAACTGAAGAACAATTAAATATGATGGGTAATGATGGATGGCAAATGACAGGAGTTATTAAAATACAAGAAACTAATCTAATAACAGAAACTTATTGGTATTATTTTAAAAGAGAATTAAAAGAGTAAAGTCCTCTCAACTAATACAGGCGATAGATTATGGATATAGTGATAAAATCATACATAACAGTTCAAATATTATTAGTAATTTTATTTGCTATTGTTATCATAAAAGAGGGGAAGTATTTAAAAGAAAAAATTAAAAAGGATTTAGAAGATTCAGCCAACTTTTATAAAGAAATAAAGAAAATTTAAAATAAAGAGTAAAGACCCTCTCACTAAAATGGGCGAATAGAATTATGAAAGAACGTACTTACCAAACACCATTAGAAGATTTAAGAAAAGATGCTTTACAACATTATGAAGAGGCGGCAACTAAAATCCATTGTTTCCAAAGTGGAGTACCACAAGCGATTAATTTCTATTGGGATTATAGACAAATGACATTTTGGCAAAAGATTAAATTAATATTAAAATAAACAGAGTAAAGACCCACTCACTAATAAGGGCTAAGAGAAATGACTTTATATAAATGCAAGTGTGGAAACACTAAAGAACTTTCAGTAGCTACAATAGTTCACGTAGACGGAGAATGGGAAACCAAAGAAGCCCTCTGCTCCTGTGGCAAGTATATGGACTCAGAACCCTTAGAAGGAATGCCAAGTCAAATAAGAACTGAGGAATCACTCAGCAAGAAGGGCAATAAACTCTGGGATGGAGCTAAAGAAAAATTAATAGGCGATAGGGGAATAAATGAAGACTTTTAAATAAATACTAAGAAATTCTATTATATACTATGAAGCAACAAGTTAAGATCAGTAAAGTCAAAGGAAACCCAAGCAATCCTAGAATTATTAAGAACGATAAGTTCAAGAAGTTAGTTACAAGTATCAAAGAGTTTCCTGAAATGTTAAAGCTAAGACCTATTGTAGTTGATGAAGATATGATGGTATTAGGTGGCAATATGCGATTAAAGGCTAGTAAAGATGCAGGACTAAAAGAAGTATGGATAGAAATAGCTGAAGGACTTACGGAAGAACAAAAGAAAGAGTTTATCGTTAAAGACAATGTAGGCTTTGGAGAATGGGAATGGGATATTTTAGCAAACGAATGGGATAGTGTACAACTTGCTGAGTGGGGTTTAGATGTATGGGAAAATGAAGATGACAAAGTAACGGAAGGATTAATTGATGATGACGAAATACCTGAAGTAAAAGAAAGCATAGTAAAGCGAGGGGATATTTGGCAGCTAGGAGAACACCGTGTTATGTGTGGTGATAGTACAAGCTCAGATGATGTAGAGAAACTAATGAATGGAGAAAAAGCTGATATGGTATTTACAGACCCTCCTTATGGAATTGCACATAGTGGTAAAGGGATTAAAGGAGCAACTAAAGAAAATGATTTTGGAGAGATATTAGGCGATAGTAATATAAGTGTGGCAAAAGATTGTTTTAATTTAATAAGTAATCTTTACTCAGATTGCTTACAAGTTTGGTGGGGTGCTAATTATTATTGTCAATCAATACCTAATGGCTTTGGTTGGTTGGTATGGGATAAAGAAAGAGAAGGAAATACTTTTAGTGGTGCTGAACTAGCTTTTGTAAATAAAGGAGTCAAAGTAGATGTATTTAAACATAGGTGGCACGGAATGATTAAAGCAAGTGAGATGGGGGAAAAAAGAGTACACCCAACCCAAAAACCTATTGCTTTAGCTGAATGGTGTTTTGATAATTATGAAGCAGGAAACTTAATTTTAGATATATTTTTAGGTAGTGGCTCAACACTAATAGCAGCAGAGAAACTTAATAGAAAATGTTACGGAATGGAGTTAGATGAAAAGTATTGTGATGTAATAATAGAAAGATGGGAACAATTTACAGGTAAAAAAGCAATTAAAAATGGAACAGAATAGAACAAAAATAGCAAAGGAACAAATGTTAAAAGCACTAGAGGGAAGTCTAGGGATAGTTACAACAGCTTTAAAGTCTTGCGACCTTTCAAGAACTAACTACTATAAGTGGCTAAAAGAGGATGAGGTCTTTGCTCAAGCAGTAAATGATGTAGAGTTAATAGCTAAAGACTTTGTAATGTCTAAATTCTATGAATGTATAAAAGACAAAGTGCCTTCAGTTGTAATACACGCAGCAAAGAATATTTGCGGTATGAATGAAACTAATAAGATAGACTTGACTTCAGGAGATGAGAAAATAAAAATCAATATCAATCTTGGAGATTAATGCTGAATTTACAAGAACACAAAAAGAGTGTTTAAAGTATCTATTTGACAATACAACTAAAGAGGTTTTATTCGGGGGTGCAGCAGGAGGTGGCAAGTCTTGGGTTGGAGTAAGCTACTTAATAACTATGTGCCTTCAATATCCAAAGACTAGATACTTAATGGGGCGTTCTAAATTAGATGCACTAAAAAAGACTACACTAAACACTTTCTTCGAAGTATGTCAGGCTTGGAATTTAAAGAGTGGTAAAGACTACACATTCAATGGCTCAAGCAATGTAATAACCTTTTACAATGGCTCAGAGATAATACTTAAAGACTTATTCTTATATCCTTCAGACAGGAACTTTGATAGCTTAGGCTCTTTAGAAATTACAGGAGCTTTCATAGATGAGGCAAACCAAGTAACTGAAAAGGCTAAGAATGTAGTAGGATCAAGACTGAGATACAAGTTAGATGAGAACGGATTGATACCTAAAATGTTAATGACTTGTAACCCTGCTAAGAATTGGACTTACACTCAATACTACAAACCTGCAAAAGAAGGAACTATAAGACCTTACAGAAAGTTTATACAAAGTCTGGTAGGTGATAATGAATACATAAGTAAACATTATGAAAAACAATTATCTGAGCTTGATGAGTTAAGTAGGCAAAGACTTCTATATGGAAATTGGGAATATGATGCAAGTAATGATAGTCTAATAGATTATGACGCTATTCTAAATATGTTTACTCAAAAAGGAGTTAATGGTGATAAATACATAAGTTGTGATGTAGCGCGATTTGGAAGCGATAAGACAGTCATAATGTATTGGGAAGGGCTATACCTTAAAAAGATTAGAAGTATTCTTAAAACGGCTGTAAATGAGGTTGTGGATGAAGTGAGGGCTTTACAGCAGGAACACGCTGTACCATTAAGGAATATTATTGTAGATGAGGATGGAGTGGGTGGTGGTGTTAAAGATTACTTAAGATGTATTGGCTTCACAAATAATGCAAGAGCTTTAAAGAACGAGAACTATCAGAACCTAAAGACGCAATGCTATTACAAATTAGCAGACTTAATAAATAAAGGTCAGCTAGGAATTACTTGTCCTGATGTTAGTATTAAAAATCAAATCATTGAAGAATGCGAACAAGTAAGAATGAAAGACGCAGACAAAGATAATAAGCTACAAATACTTACTAAAGATACTATTAAGGCTATCATAGGAAGAAGCCCTGACTATTCAGATGCTATGGCTATGAGATGCTATTATGAGATAGATGCAAACTTTGGGAAGTATTTTGTTCAGTAACCTAGTGAATCTTATTTCTGCTAACATAAGGGGACAAGTAAAGAAAAAGGGCTGCCTAATTATAAGCAACCCTATTTCAGAACAAGAAAGAATATGAAGAACTTGGCAAATATACACGAATAAACTAAATAACAAGTATTTCTATTATATATTATACACTATGAAAGTAAAAATTAAAAAAGAAGGAAACAAAGAAACTTACAATCTAATCAATTCTTGGTCTGATGTTAGTCTTGAATCTTGGGTAAAAGTTATTGACTTAGAAACAGGAAGTAAAACAAAAGAAGCAGAAGAAACAATAGCGGCACTATCAGACATTCCTAGAGAGTTAATTAAGGAACTATCAATTAGAGATGTAGCTATTATTATGAGTAAGATAGCAGAATTACAAGGTGAGCAGAATACAGTATTAAAAAAGGTTTTTGAAATAGATGGAGTTGAGTACGGAATGCACCCCGACCTTTCAGAGCTGACGCTTGGAGAGTATGCTGATATTGAGAGTTTTATAAAAACAGGGCTTGAAAAAAATATGCCTGAAATAATGGCTGTACTATTTAGACCTATTACAAGAAGTGGAGATGACTATACTATACAAGCGTATGACGGGAATATAAATAAAAGAGCAGAAGAAATGCAGAAGATGTCAGCAGAACAAGTACAAGCAAGTCTTTTTTTTTTCTCAAATTTAGGGAAGGAATTATTCAGGACTTTGCCATCGTTTTTGATGGATCGAGTGAAGGAGATAGTGGAGCAGCTAAAGACGGAAGTTTTGCCGAAAAGTGGGGGTGGTTTGGCGTCCTTCATAGGCTCTGCAACCAAGACATAAGTAAACTAGAAGCAATAACAAAACTCAATCTCTTGGAGTGCTTAACTTGGTTGTGTTATGAAACAGATTTAAATTTACAAAATACAGTAAAAAGAAATGATAGCTAACAAGACATACAATAACGTAATAGACACGCTGAAACAATTAGGGATTGAGCATAAACAGATTACGACTACAACAACGGGGGATATTTACGATATTGATTTGTCTAAAAATACGCTGTTCCCTTTGTTTCACATAAACCCCGTAAGCGTAGCAACAAGCCCATCCGAGCTGACATATAACTTTCAGCTATTCGTTATGGATGCTGTAAGTCAAAAGGACGATTGGACTGAAGCAAATTTACAATCAGCAGACAACCTAAGTAATGAGCAAGAAGTCCTTAGTCAATGCTTACAGGTTTGTGTTGATATTATAGGAATTATGAGGCATAGTAAATGGCAGTCAGCAGACGCTAGTAACCCTTTAGATATTGACGACCCCGTTTACTTTACAGAAGGGGAGTTTTCTTTAGAGCCGTTCACAGAAAGATTTGACAACCTTTTGACTGGTTGGGTTTTCTCAATAGGGATAGTAGTACAGAATGACTTTCAGACTTGCTTTATTCCTATGGATAATAATCCAATAGGGAAATAATGAAATTTAGAATAGGAAAATATAAAATAGAAATAGGGTTTTTTAAAATAACAATAAAATTATAAAATAAAATTATGGCAGATCTAACCACAACCGTTACCGAATCGGTCGTCTTAAACGGAGCATTAAGAGGCAATACAAACTCAGTAACAACAACAGGAATTAATAATGTATTTGAAAGAATTGTAACTTGCATTCATTCTCAGACAACAACAGTAGCGGTATTTGATACAGCTCCTTACACTTCAGCAGGAGCAATAGATGTAGAGAATGTACGCTATATTAGGGTAACTAACTTAGGGGCAGATAGTGCTGTGGTTTTAGCAGTAGTAACTACTAATACTAATTATCAAGTAAGACTAACGCCAGGCACATCTCATATTGTTCCAAGAGGAGAAGCTGAAATAATAGGAGAAGAAGATACAACTCCTGCATTTTCAACTTTAGAGAATATAACTTCTTTACAAGTAAGACCTGAAGGCACAACTTATAGCCCTCAGGTATCAGTATTTGTTGGAGCGATATAATGAATACAGAGAATATAGAAGCGTATCTTAACTCTTTTGGAAAGCAAGTAGTTAATAGAGCTAAAGGGAGTTTAAACAAAGCTAAAGGCGGTGTAACAGCATTAGCAAAGTCTATTAGGTTTGAAGTAAAGCGTGATGGCAAAGGGTTTGTTGTTAAATTCTATATGGATGAATATGGAGAGTATTTAGACAAAGGGGTATCAGGAAATAAAAAGAAACAATCCTTTAAAAATCAAAAGAACCAACTCGAAACAAGCCCTTACAG